CTTCCACTCTGCTGAGTCTTGGGAAGCCGTCCGTGGTCAGGGCGCACGTACTTGTCCATCAGGTGGGCGATGAAGTCATCCTCATCCTCTTCGGACTCGTCTTCACTCTCCTGGTCAATGTCGATACGGGAGTTTCCCTTTCCAGAGAACTGATGGATATGCAGCTTAACAGACACCTTGGCACCCTTGGGGAGCTTGAGAGTTGTCTCTTCCTCTTCTTCGGTCTCTGACTCCTCTTCGGTCTCCGACTCCTCCTCGGCTTCAGACTCACTTGGCTCAAAATCAGAGTCCTCCTCGTCGTCCTCCTCTTGCTTGGTCTTGAGAGTGTCATCATCTACCCATACCACAGGAGACTTACGACTGCGAAGATTGTATCGCTTAAGAGGCATTCTTGCTGCTTCATAACATTTAAAACAAAGTAGTATCCATTTTTAATGGAAGACATTGTGAAGATTGTCAAGGACCTCGAAGATGAGAACAATCGGGTAGCCGCCTCGGATCCTGGAACAGTGACAGCATTGGGGGTCGTCCGTGCATTCTTGAAGAACCACCCCGTGATGTGTTACGGTGGTACGGCAATCAACGACCTTCTCCCCAAGGAGGACCAGTTCTACGACCCGAAGGTGGACGTGCCCGACTATGACTTCTTCAGCAAGACCCCTCAGGCACACGCTGTTATCATTGCCAATCAGCTCAAGGCCCATGGCATCAAGGCAGTGGAAGTGAAGCCGGGCATGCACATTGGCACCTTCAAGGTGTTTGCTGACTACACAGGTGTTGCCGACATCACACACTTGGATGACGTTATCTTTGACCGACTGTGGAAGGAGGGTGAGGTGCGCAACAAGATCCACTATGTGCCGGTAAACTTTCTTCGGATGTCGATGTATCTGGAGCTTAGTCGCCCTCGTGGAGACGTGTCTCGTTGGGAAAAGGTGTATAAGCGACTGACCCTCTTGAATGAAGCACATCCAGTGACGTGCAAGAAGGACCCGCAGACTGAACGCACAGAACTGACGGAGCAGCAACAAAAGGGCGTGATTCGTCTGTTACGAAGCGAACCGGTTNTTTTGCTGGGTGTCAGCTCNGCTCAGATTCATCTTAATCAGGTCTGGACAACTCCAATCGGTCTTCTTGCGGATGGTCCCACAATCGAACGACTGACAGCCGGTGAAAAGACGGAGGTATTCGAAGAGAGCGACATTCTTCCAAAGCGTACAACGGTTCTGGATTCAGCGGGCAAGAAGACGTTGTTTCGATTCTATGAGACAACTGCGTGCCACAGCTATCACAAGATGCAGAATGGCGTGAAGGTTGCTTCGATCCCAACAGCTCTTCAGTTCTTCTTTGCGTATATGTACTCGGGAGCCCACGAGGAGAAGCTGGCGAGTGTACTTTGTATTGCTCAGCGGTTGGTAGAGATTGCCAATGCAAAGCCTGAACGGAGGTTTGCTGTCTTGACGCCCAAGGAATGTATTGGGACACAAGAAAGTTTTACCGAGATGAAGCGCGACAAGGCCGAGCTCCTGCTTGAGNTGAGCAAGAACAAGTCATCCAAAGAATATTTGGAATACTTTTTTACGTATAATCCAGATGACAAGGCTGGAAAGAAAAAGGTAAAGAAGCAGCTGCAGACCCTCAAGGAGACTACACCGGAGGAAACTTCCCGTTCTTCCAAGTGAGAACAAGACCATTTCCGTTGTAGGTAAGACCCGCGCATGCCGGACACGATGCACTGCCCGTTACGTTCGACGAAACCTCCTTGACACCCTGGAGGAACTGGAGGTACACGTCATTGCCGTTGGGGATACGCGGGCGAACAGCGTTAGGAGTAGACGAGTTGAACAGTTGATAAATTTCACGCACCCGATTCTGTGCGTCTACATCGGATGCATCCCGAATACGCATTCCTTGAATACCTGAAAGCGTTNCACTGTTTTGACCACCTGCGCTCATTACATCCTGCTGAGATTTAACTTCGCCCGATGTACCAGCTCATGTCGAAGTACTGCGGTCCAGACGGGCGAACTGTCAGATCATTCTTCGGGACATCAGACACCAGTGCAGAAATGTCACCTGCCGACAATGAACGCGGAGTATACTGGAGATTTGCGAGAACACCATCCCATCCCGTTGAAGACGTGGATCCCATCACAACAGCCGCATCGTTCTGTTTGGGGAGTTGGAGGAGGGAGTGGTGCTGGCGAATCACACCATTGATGTACACATCGACTGCATCCTGATCCACTACAATTGCAAAGTGTACCCACTTGCCCGCTGGAATATTCGGGATTATGATTGATTCGGGTGTATTTGCATAGGTCTTGATGGACACGAGGAGAGAGTTTGATGTGGTGTCCAAGTACAGTCCGGGGCAATCCTCTTTGGTGAAGATGATGCGCTTCATTCCATAGTTGTATGTGAAATCCTTCACTAGAATCCAACCGGTGTACGTAAATGTTGCTCCTTGTTGCTGGTTAAACGATCGAACAAGTTTGTCCCCCGATACGCTTTTTGTTTCCTTGCCCGATATAGATCCGGACATGATATCAATCGCATCTGTCGTCTTTGTGGGGACTGAGAAGATACGCCACAAAATGACACCGATGATGGCCACTGCAACAGCCGATGCCAGAATAGTATACACGCTCATTACCCTTTACTTAGAAACAAAGCCCTTAGCTGTTAGACGAAGGCCAGTTGTTCGGCCATCGGGTCGTCGGATAACTCGGACTGCGCCTCCATCCAACCAAACCAAGTCCAGCATTGATTCGTAGTTAATTTTCCGCTGAATCTCAGCTGTTTCTGGATCGACCTTTCGGTCTCCAAGATTGTAAATGTAGTGGATTCGAGAGGGGTCGGATTGATATTCAGTTTGTAACCACCCAGTCTTTGCTAGGCGAATCGCCCAATCAAGATCTTCTCCGCGGGTTGCACTTCCAAACGAAATCAGACTTCCAATTCCCGTCAGTACAATGTTCAAGTGATTGGGTGGGCGGATGAAGACATCTCCAATACACATCGGCATGTCCAAACGGTTCTCGATGCTATGCGTGAACGTGTATTGGTTCATTTGTCCTCGTAATCTGCAGCAGTGGAATCCACCTTGGATTGTTTGCAAAGCATCTTCAAAATACGCATCGGTGATCATGTCATCGTCATCCACGAACGAGCTGTACTTTCCCTTGGCACCCTGAAGGAGTTCCTGACGTTTTGTTCCAATCTTTTTTTCACGATTGTCGAAGGAGATTGAAATTTCAATTTTAAGGTCGGGACAAATCCGCGCACGTTTCTCATTGATTGCATCTAACAAGGTTTGAAGAGACTGTTCGCGACCCTTGATCGTCGCAATCAGAATGCTCCAGTCATACGCATACGTCTTACGAGAGATATACGTATACATATCCGCGGACCAGTAGGTCTGATTCTTTGCATACAGTTGATCATGTTTTTGAGGAAATCCAGTTCCAGGGTGTTCGTGGCGAATCAGTACGGTCGGAATATAGGTGGTCTTGGATGCCAGCGAACTCGTGCATAGATCAGTGAACTCGGTATCGCAAAATAGACTCTTGTAGGCTGGATGGTAGATATATCCAAACGATTCGTACATCTTCCGACCCATGATTGAGATTGTATTGAGCTTCTTCCCCTGCGTCCCGTCATTCACCCACAAGATCCTGTTCGTATCTTGCGTCATGTGATTTCGCAGTACTTCGTCGTATCCCTTGACCTGTGGAACCATATCATCGGACACGAGAACTACCATATCCCATTCCCAGGGAACGGATGCAATGTCTGCATTGACGGCTTCAATCTTTGTTGTGCTGTTCCCGTAATAGATCTCAGACCAGGCGGTTTTGTAGGTAATGTTCTTGATTTGATATTGGACAGAATCAGATCTCATTGTTGCATCGTCAAGATCACACGTAACACAAACTCCGAGTAAATCTGGACGAGTTGCTAACGAAATATATTGGTTTAGAACGCGAAGAAACTGGGCTGGTCTAGACCGCGTTGGGCATTTCAGGAGGATACGCATTACTCTTTAGAAAGATCCACTTTGAACCACTTTACCCGAACTGTCCTTGACGTTGAAGGTGAAGGTGTATCCGAACAGAGTCATCTTGGTTCCCTCTGTTGTGTTCGTGGAGGAAGGCTGGGCAAACGAGGAACAGTTGGTGCCGGCGGCAAAGAACGCAGCGGCATCGGAGGGACCCAGCATATTCGGGTATGCGTGGATGTTGCAGAGCGAACCAGAGAATCCACCGTTGTTCGCCGTCTTCAGGGCGCCGGCAGCCGGACGAGGAACGCCGGGCAGAACACACGACTTCACCAGCTTTCCNTTGATGTACACGTCCAGATTGCGCTGGAATACCGTCACAGAGACNGCNAACCAGGTNTGNAGCGGGACGTTCTCGACCGTACATGTGTACGAATCTCCAGTGGCGCTGGTACTGTTCGCGGCGGCCGGNGNNCCGGTCGATCCACCNCCCGGTGTTGCGGTGTAGATCGAGACCTTCACGTTCAGACTGTTATTGGTTGGGTCGAGCGTAATCTCAGGGTTACGATATCCGGTATTGGTAGAATCTTCGCGGTAGATCACGCCCTTTTCCTTGTTAAACCCGTATGTCCAGTCCTTGATGAACATCCAGAACTGAATACCGTTATCTGCTCCTTGNGTAATCGGTGCATTCGCTGCTGGAATGGTTTTTGCTATTGTCCCATCTATTGGAAGGGGTGCTTGGTCGGGGACAGTCGGTGAACCCAAGATACTCACAGCTTGTTTGCCGCTTGAAGTTGCCACCGCATTGTAAATAAACAGCGCAGCCAACAGAAGAACGCCCAATCCCACAATCACAACCAGCGCCTTTGCAATCACACCCATTGATCCAAATCCTGAACTTGTGCTTGTGCTTGTGCTATACATGGAGGGACCGTAAGAAGGTCCATAGAGCGATGGTCTTGACGTGGAACCTCCCATTTATGTATCACTTACAAAGGAAGTTATGCTAAGACACAATGGAAAAACGAACCGGACCTCCGCTAAGACAACAGACCGTAATGTATTGTAACAATTGTGGTACAAAAGGTCATCTCTTTCGATCGTGTAATGACCCGGTGTTGTCGTGTGGGCTTATTCTTGTTGAAAATGACTCGTTGCCTGTAGACTCGAAAAAGACCCGTCTCTTGATGATACGTCGAAAAGATAGTATGAGTTTTGCTGAGTTTATGCGTGGGAAGTATGATCCATCGAACACGGAGTACGTGGCTCGCCTGGTCGGAAACATGACGATTGCTGAGCAGAAGATGATTGCCGAAGAAACATTTGAAACGACATGGAAAACGTTGTGGGGCGAGGATCACCTGAGCGGCGACTATGGACCCTCTCAAGTCAAGTTCAACCAACTCAATCGCGCCGAGTTGGTGGCAAACAATCCATCGGGCTACCAAGAGCCTGAATGGGGATTCCCGAAGGGGCGCAGGATTCGTGGGGAATCGGATGTAGACTGCGCAATCCGAGAGTTTGGCGAAGAGACCAACATTCCCCGTGATTCGTATGTGGTCCTGAAGAACATCCGATTGGAAGAAACGTTCGAAGGCTTGAATGGAATCTCGTACCGTCACCTGTACTTTGTCGCATTGGTCAAGAACCCAGAAATGATCGACTTGAATCAGCGATTTACTCCAATGCAACGCCGAGAGATCTCGGGCATTGCGTGGAAGTCGTTTGTTGAGTGCGCCCAGCATGTGAGACCGCACCATGTACAGCGAGAGGCAATGATCAAGGAACTCGAGTCCGTGTTAGACACATTTGAAACCGTATAGTTAGGACGTGAAGCGGAATCCCGACAGGTACACCGTAATACAGTACGAGACAACAGCGATGGCAAACACCCACCACCAAACAGGAAAAATAGTGGCTTCACGATCCGTAACCCCAAACGGGCGGATCCGTCCTTCACGCCCAAAGGCTACGGACGGCTTCAGATACAGGAACGCAGCCATTAAGAAGAGATAAATTGTCACCATCCACATCCGATGGTTTCGTCGGGTCAAATCCATTGTATGAAGCAGTGTAAAAAGTTCCACACCAAACACAATGAGGGCTGCCCCATCCTACGTGCTCCCTAATCGGAAGGCATTCTCAGATGCCATTACACGAATGTTCATCAAGTCGGACTACCGGGCGCAGGACAAGGACCCCTTGGACGAAGAAGATAAGGATGTTGATCTCTGTTTGAAGAGAGCGGGTACGGGACGTGAGCTTTTTCCTTATCAAAAGATCATTCGCGACTACCTAAAAATTGAAACTCCGTATCGTGGGTTGTTGGTCTACCACGGTCTCGGATCGGGCAAAACGTGTTCGTCTATCGCGGTGGCGGAGTCCCTGCTGAGCACCAGCAAGGTCTTTGTGATGCTCCCCGCCTCCCTTGAAGCCAACTATCGCGAGGAGTTGCAGAAGTGTGGAGATCCAATCTACGCCGTTGAAAATCACTGGACCGTGCGCCCGATATCGGATGCCGTTCGGAAAGAGGGAAAGCGACTGGGTATTTCCGAGAAGTTTATGGAGAAGAACCAGCGCATCTTTGTGACCACTCCGTCCGAGACGCCAAACTTTGAAAGCCTCTCCACCAAGGACAAGGCTGATATTCGTGCACAAATCAAGGATATCTTGGAGCAACGATTCAACTTTATCCGCTACAATGGTCTCACACGCTCAAATATTGCCGAGTATACGAAAGAGGGTCAATACGACGATTCAGTTGTGATTATTGACGAAGCGCATAACTTGATTTCTCGAGTGATCAATGAGTCTGAAATCACATCCAAGCTGTACGATGCTATTTATCACGCCAAGCGTTGCAAGATTGTTCTGTTGTCAGGCACTCCGATTATCAATTCACCCAACGAGATCTCGTACATGATGAACCTTCTTCGTGGACCCATTGAGCGAATCACCATTCCTTTCAAGACCATTCCTGCATGGGATGAAGAAAGGATTACAAAAGCGTTTCGTGGAATTCCCGAGGTTGACACCATCGAGTTCAATGCCTTGAAGAAATACGTCATGATAACCCGCAATCCTCCCCAGTTCCGTTCCACGTATAACGGCGAAGGTGATCGTATTGCCGTGCAATACATGAAGGATCTGCCGTTTGTTTCGATTGCCGCAGACTGGGTCGCGGGCATCAAGGCGAAGATTGAGACGGATGTAGGCGGAGGTGAAATTGCAACCGAAAGGGTATCAACTGAAGAGCTCCAATGTCTGCCCACAGACTATGAAGAGTTTGCGAATTTGTTCCTGGATGGTCTGAACATCAAGAATCCGATGCTCTTCCGTCGGCGCATTCAAGGGTTGGTTTCGTATTTTAAGGGTGCCGATGAGCGTCTGCTTCCTCAACGTATCGACCTAGACGAGACACTGATCAAGGTTGAGATGTCCGACGAGCAGTTCATTCGCTACCTGGCCGTCCGTTGGGAAGAGATGAAGATAGACTCTCGTCGTGGTCGATCAAAGCTGGACGAGAATCTCAGCACATTCCGTGTTCCAACCCGTCTTGTCTGCGACTATGCTACACCACCGGAGCTGACCATCAAAGAGGATCCAGATGTTGTCTCTGAAAGCAAGAAGCCTCCGAAGGAAGAGTCGGAAGCAGTCATCAAGAAGTTGAAGGCAGCGGCGGATCGGTACCTGTCCCCAAAGGGGCTTGAGACGTTCAGCCCCAAGATGCTGAAGATTCTGACCAACATCAAGGCGGGCAAGGATGCAAATCAGTTCGTCTATTCTCAGTATCGCTCATTGGAAGGTCTGGGCGTCTTGTCGGCGGTGCTGGACACTGCAGGATGGCAACCGTACAAGATTGTGAAGAAAGCCGGACAGTGGGTGGAAGATCCAGACATGGACGACAAACCCGCCTACACCTTCTACACGGGCGAGGAAGATGCCGAGGAGCGTGATCTGACTCGTCAGATCTTTAACGGTGTGTACTCCAAGAACTTCCCAGCATCCTTGAAGGAAAGTGTGAATGCCCGTGGCAAGAAGATTCTGACTGTCCTGATGGCCTCTGCATCCGGCGCTGAAGGTATCACGCTCAACAATGTCCGATTCGTGCACATTATGGAGCCTCACTGGACGCCTGCTCGCCACGATCAGGTCATTGGGCGCGCCATCCGTATCTGCTCCCACGCTACCTTGCCGATGGAAGAACGGACGGTGAAAGTATCTTTTTACATTTCGGTGTTCACGGAGAAGCAGATGAAGTCAGCTGATTACCCGAACATTGTCCCGATTCGCAGGAATGACATGGTGATAAAGCGTTATGAAGGCGACCCGGTGGAGACGTTCATGTCCACTGACGAGTATTTGTATGAGACTGCCTATGAGAAAGAGCGCATCGGACAGCGGATGTCCTTGTTGCTCAAACAGTCGGCGGTTGATTGCGAAATCCACCGGAAGCTCCATTCTCGTGAACGTCCGGTGGTCTCGTGTATGCGATTCGACTCCACGACCGCTGGTGAAGATCTGGCATTCAGACCGAATATTAAAAACGAAGACTTGGATGAGACGGTCCTGCGCAACACATCAAACAAGCACCGAGTGTTACAAAAAGTGATGGTCAAGGGGATCTCACTGATCATTGATCGGAACACCAAGGAAGTTTTCGATGGACCCGCTTGGGACGACAATCAGCGTCTCCTCCGTATGGGCAAGATGGTCAGTCCTACTTCAATTGAATTTCTGCTCTGACGTCCTCAATCCACCCGGCACAGACATCGGTCCACGTCTTAAACTTGTAGCTCAAGGCTGACTTCTTGAACTGAGGCAGAACCTTGATGAGATCATCCATTCGATCGGCAAGCTCCTTGTAGCAGAATGACGGCGCCCACAATCCAAGAGGCATTGTACCCGGAAAGTACCAGCGGTCACGCGGNGGAACAAATGCACATACAGTCTCGTTCATGAAGGAGCGATACGTTCCAATGTCCGTCACAATCTGGGGTGCTCCAGTGTACAGGTGCTCGATCTGACACAGACCAAATCCCTCGCCATCCGACGTATTCACACCGATATCTCCAGCATTGTAGATCTCGTTGATGGATGCATCGGGAACCGGCTTTGCAGACGTGTCGACAAGCAACAGTCTCTTGCTAAGCTCTCCAACATCAAGTCCNTGNCGGTCAAGCTCNGTGGCAAAGATACGNCTGACATCGTAGTATGCNCCCTGCTGNGCATTCATCCCCGTCACAATCATAAAGTAGTACGGCTTGGTNGNATCACGACGAAGCAGNTCGGCAAACCCCATCAGTGCAAGATCGAGTCGCTTCCGCTGACTGTTGCGATTCGCATTCACAAACAGAACTCCCCCAGGCGGGATTCCCATTGTTGATCGAATAGATGCNCGGACTGAATCGGGGAGCCTAGAAAACAACGTTGTGTCCACTGCATTCTCCAGAACACGAATGTCTGGAAAGGGNGCATACTTGGCGTAGATGTCTGCCCAGTACTGTGTGAAACAGTANACACGGTGCGCATTCTTTGTGATCGTCTCGATCAGNGGNGGGGCAATACCCTCGTAGACCTGATCCACATAGACCCACAACTTNTACGGTGACGTCGCCTTGTCAAACTTCATGGCTTCTACAAAACGGTGGATGATCAACGGGTCATTGTAGATCATCACCACATCTGGATTCACCATCTCCAGATACTCGTGGATCTTGTTGAATCCAAACCCCTCCTCCTTCGGATCCTCATTGGCAGCTGCATCGTAGGCAATGACACCCTTGGGAACCGTGCGAATGCTCGTGCGCGCAGGAAGGCGCTGAAATCCAAAGTGATAGGTCTTCACCTGCGGTGACAGGGTCGCCAGCTGTCCTAGAAGATTGTAGACCACCTTGGAATACCCCGTCGTCTGATCTACGTGCGTGCTAACAAGAACAAACCGCATTGTGTTCTTAGTCTTTTCTCTCCGTAAACCATAATGCCCGTCTTGCGCCCATCTGGGTCAGATTTCACATCCTTCGTCAAGGCGTCTGCACAATATGTTGCACCTGGACGTAGTGCTAAGGTCTCCAAATCTGGAGGTGTTTCTGTTGCCCTACCTGGGTTAGGTGCTTTCATCCGCACGTCACTGGTCGGTGCCTTGGCATCCCCTACGACAAGCGCGCTGATCATGGATGGGCCGACGTCTTCCCCGGCTGCTCCAGAAGAATCGCCGCTTTACGCATTCACAACATTCACGTTTACACCGGCGGGTGCAACTGGGCGCAACGGACCCACTCTGTCGGCGGCGGTATCTGCGTATACTGCGACAGCTCCTTGGGTTACGAATACATCGTATTTCAACATGACAACACAGGGATATCAGCTGTGGACAGCTCCTAGAACGGGTTCGTATACAGTTAGAGCTGCAGGTGCGGCGTCGGCTTCGTCGATGGCTCTACATGGGGCGATTGTCGAAAGAACCCTTAGTTTGACAAAAGGTCAGATTCTCCAACTTGTTGTGGGTCAGATGGGAGCTAGGTCGGCGGGATTTGAATCCGCTGGAGGAGGGGGGTCGTTTGTAGCATCTGGGTTAACTCCTGCGACGGGTGACTGCCTCCTGGCAGCTGGTGGCAGCGGAGGAAACAACTTCGACGCACAACCCCCCGCAGCATGGACTAAAGGACAATCAACTACATCTGGTGGTACTGTTGAACTGACTAACGGTGGCGCAGGTGGCACGGACGGCGGCGGCGGCGGGGCGATCTACGGCGGAGTCGGGGGCGGCGGCGGATTTATTGGTAATGGTGTTGGTGGTAGTTTTTTGCCGAGTATGGCGGGTCTATCATTTAGAAACGGCGCAGTTGGAGGTAATGCAGACTCGGGCAACTGCTTCGGTGGGTTTGGAGGAGGAGGAGGAGGATATGGAGGCGGCGGGACCGGCGGCGGCGGCGGCGGTTATTCTGGCGGCGGCGG